CCACCCATTGCTACAAAACCACCTTCGTTTCTATAATCTTTTTCCATGCCACCCATGTCAATCATTTCTGATGCTTCTTCAGTTTCCATAATCCCACCTTCTTGTGCTCCTACTCTTACAGGAACTCCACCTGATCTGTAATCAAACTTATTATAACCGGCTGGTGTAGTGTATCCTGCAACTGTTGAATCTGGTACAGGTCCTCCATTAGCTGCCATCATAACAGGTTCTGGTTGTTCCATACCTGCACCTTCAGGTGCTTGTTGCTGTTGCATTACTGCTTTTACAAATTGTTCAAAAGATA